CCATCTGCGTAGTTTATCTGAGGGTTGCCTGTTGTAGAAGTGGGTGGAGCGCAGTTAGCAGGGTAACGAATGATTACGATGCCAGAGCCGCCTGCCGCACCATTAAAAAGACTAGCAGGAGTTCCACCAGATGGATTACCACCCGCACCGCCACCGCCCCCAGTATTTGAAATTCCTGCTACAGATGGAATTGATGTTGATGCTTGGCATCCATTACCACTTCCCGCAACACCAAGTCCCGCTGTTAAAGATTGTGTGCCACCGCCGCCGCCCCCAGCATAGAACACTCGTGAACCCGTAATTGAACTTACTTGTCCAGTTCCACCATCACCAGCTTTTACACTAGATGTTGCTCCAATACCAACAGAGCCAGCACCGCCTCCTCCACCGCCTGTAAATGGGGATGGGCCAAGTCCAGCACCGCCAGCAAATCCTTGACCGCTTGTGCCAGAACCTGCGGCTCCTCCACCAGTACCAGTTGCCGCACCACCACCGCCAGAACCACCAGTACGCCCTGCGCCAGAACTAATATCGTAAACACCACCACCACCGCCGCCCGTTGCGGTAATAGAAGAAAAAACAGAGTTTGAACCATCATTACTTGCGGCTTGGGATGTTGATGCCGCACCACCAGCACCCACCGTTACGGTCAATGCCGAACCAGCAGTTACAGCAAGACCAGCCGCAGTTAGAAGACCACCTCCACCTCCACCTCCACCTAACCAGCCACCGCCACCCCCACCAGCGACCACTAGATATTCAACCGTAGCAGTGACTCCGCTGGTCAGCGGGTTAAAGGTAGAGGAAATATATCCACCCAAATTTGCAGACACAATTAGCTCCAGTTAGCAGATTGCACTGCCGTGATGAATGATGGCATATCAGTAGCCGCAGTTACTGCCGCAGTCAAGCGGTCACATTCAGCCAAAATAGCCGCACGTTTAGCCACTGTCTCAGCAGGAATGTCCACACTGCGCTCTGCCTTGCGAATCACCATCCAGTCAGTTGAAGATAGCATTGAGTTGGCTGTCTGTTTAAACTGAGCGATGTAGTTGGACTTCAGACCCTTGGTTGTAATGGGTTCTGTTGCACCTTCGGGCGTTTCAGTTACATCTTCCAAAGCCTTGGCTGTGTTAACGTAGTTGCGTGTGACGTAGACTTCACCAACAGAGTAGCTACCAAAGGTTACCCAGTAGAAGCGTTCGTCTTCACGGTTTCCGTCAATGATTTCCTTGGCTCCATGCTGTGACGCATACAAAGCCGTTGGTTGGTATTCGTTGGGGAACAACGTCTGAAGTTCACCAATCTGGGTGATTTCGTTGTTTTGGGTTACAAGTGCGTACATTGTTTTCTCCTAGACCTCAACGGGCCAAACTGTATTTAAAGGGGTTTTCAGCAAAGGCCATGTAAATGTATGTATCTCCGTTATTATTTACATAAGTTCCAGTTCCTCTAATTTTAAATCCATTAGAGTTTGCGTCTGCTCTTGTGTCTGTTGCTTCCGCAGTAGATGCATTGGCATAAAGATTAAGATTTATTACGTTATATGTGTTTCTTTTAACATCCAACATAACCCATTCACTGCCTGCGTATGATGAACTTTTAATCATTAAAAAAGCAGGGCGCATACCTGTAAACACAAACGGCCCGTCAGCAGAACCATTGCCTGTGTAAGAGCCAAACGCAGAATAACCTGCTATGGGTGCAAAGCAGTATGCGACATAAGTTCTTCCACTACCATTTAGTTCGCCTGATGCACCGCTAAGAGTAAATACTGAAGATGTTGGTGATGTGTTATTCCAAAAAGCTGAACTTGTAATTGTTGCGTCAGTTAGATTCAGAGCAAGCGCACCTGTATTCCCAATGGATATGTGATATGTGTACCAATTTGTCGTAGCATTGCTACGGCATTTAACAATAATCATACTTGGCGCTACACCAAGTCCATGACCAATAGTTCCAGTAGTTCCTGTACCCGTATACGTCACCACACTAAACCCACTTGTAGTGTTTGCGCTTACTGTTGAAGTAATAGAGCCTGCTGTGTTGGATACGCCTGTGCCGTTGGCTTTCCAATTCCATGCAACATACGTTCTACCAGATACACTTTCAGCGGCGGCTTTGGTAAATCCATTTGCATCAAACGAAACAAAAGCACCATACGCAGATTCAGCGGCTGTATTGTTTGTAATTAAGATATTGCCAATACCACGCAAAACATCAACAACCACATTATTGTCAACCGCACTTCTTGATTTTGTCCATATCCAATCGGGTTGAAATCCAACAGTCACAGGCAAGTTTGAACCTGTACCCGTATAAAGCACAGGCGCAAAGAATTTATCAGCAGTTGTAGCCGTAGTCGCCCCAATCGTAGGCGTTGGCAAGTTCTGTGTGCAAAGTGCTTTGAAGCCACTTGGGGCTGTGTAGGCAAATGGGCGTTGACCCGCATTGAAGTAGAAGTTTGAACCAGTGTGCGCTGTGACTGTAAGGTATTGCAGTCCTGTAAGGCTAGATGCCAACGTACCTTGTGACACATTGTTTTTATACATCACAACAGTGCCAGCGGCCTCATCAACCGCAATACCAACTACATCACCACTTGTAAATGCAGAACCATAAGAAGTTAACGAGCCGTTATTGTATTTTTGCCCGTTTGCCATGTATGCCGTACTGTCGGAAGAAGCCCCACCTTGCGTGTTTTGGGGCATAAAATTCCTAGTTGCAGAAGATATTGCAATTGACGGGTAGTAAGTACCAGAAACTGTCGTTGCATTTACTTCGGCATACCACTTGTTACTTCCGCTAAAATTTACAGTAAACGTAATTGGAATTTCCTGATATGTTGCACTACCTGATAAAGTGCCTTGTTGCAAATTACCATTTAATATTGAAATAAAATTAGATGATATTGCTAAAGGATTTAGCGTAGCGTAGTTACCACGAACTTCACCACCAACCCCTGTGTCTGTACCGTAAGAAGTAGGGCTGTCCACAAATGAATCGTTGCCAACACCCGCAGTCACGCTGAAGTTATTAGGTGTCCAGTTGTTGCCGTTACCTGAGTAGTCAGCACCCAATGTAGCGGCTGTGGTGTTGCTGTTGTCTGAGAAGTTAAGGTAGAAGCCGTTAGTGCCGTACCCGCCAACAAACTTTGCTGGTGACCAGATGCCTGTTGTTGGACTGACATAACCAAATGATGTTGGTGTTAACTGCTGACCATCAATGAAGTTCACCTCGGTCATGTAGCCATCAAAGTAATTTTGAGAATCATACGGATTTCTACTCAAGGTATGATCATTTACAGCATTAACATAGGTGTCCACATTTTGCGGAACATCTGAAACATTGACATTTAATGTTTGCAAAACACCATTTACATAAATTTTAACTCTGTTAGATGCCGTTGCTTGAGTTGTATCTACGCTAAAAACAATGTGATACCAAGCAGAGAAGTCTCTAAATACGGCACTTGTGTAATACCCGTAATATCCTGAACCAGTATTATTTAAAAAATAAATTTGATTGGAACTAAACTCACAAAGAGTTCTTGCCGCTGTTGCTGTTCCTGCGGAAAATAATTGAGCATCTGTGGCGGTGCTTAACGCTGACCGCTTAATCCAAGCACTCCAAGTCCAAGTTTTTCGGTTTGTTGCACTCGCAGGAGTACGATTTAGATAGGCAGAGTCGGCACTGTTAAACCGCAATGACCTGCTAATCTGATATTCAGAAACAACTGTAGGCGTTGTTGGAGCCAATGTGCCTGAAGCTGTGAAGTTGTGGACAATGTATCCATTGCTATAGGTTACTGTACCGCCAGTGTAGAACTGCACGTTGCCGGGGTATCTAACTACTACGATGCCTGAACCGCCTACACCACCCGTCCCTACGCCACCACTTGCTCCGCCTCCACCGCCTCCACCGCCAGTATTTCCACCACCAGCAAAGCCATTATTTGTTCCGCCAACAGCGCCAGAACCTCCGCCACCAACACCGCCAGAACCAGCAGTACCGCCAGAGGTTCCACCTCCTCCACCGCCAGCATAGGCAACAACAGTACCTGTAATTGCAGAGGCAATACCAGCGCCTCCGTTGCCACCAACATTTGAAATTGCAGTTATACCAATAGTTCCAGCACCGCCACCGCCAGCAGAGAAATAAACACTTCCACTAAAAAAACCTGCACCACCAGCATTACCCTGATTAGCTGTGCCTTGTCCACCAGCAGAACCGCCACTACCAGAACCGCCACCACCAGAACCGCCACTAGCCGCATTAGAAGAATCGTATGTAGCCCCTCTACCACCACCTGTAGAAGTAATACTTCCAAATGCAGAATTATTACCAGTTGTTTGAGTAGCGCCCCCACCGCCAACTGTTACAGAATAAGAAGCGCCAGTTGCAACAGTTACGATTCCTGTTAACAAGCCACCAGCACCACCCCCGCCACCAGCGCCACCAGCGCCCCCGCCACCAGCGACAACAAGATACTCAACCCATCTAGGGGCGATGTAACCCGACCACGCGCCTTGGCTGATGGCTTGGTTAACTTGCTTTAAATTGAATAGACCTGATGCCATATGACCTCAAAAAGTTATTGTGCCGCTAGCAACGAATTTATACACCCGATACTGACCAGCAATGTATGTTTCTGGCGATCCAGTTGTTGATGCCGCTGGCAGTAAGTATGAAGGATAACGGATGATGACTATGCCAGAACCGCCTGCGCCGCCGTTTGGATATGCAGTGCCAGTTATATTTTGATTGCCTGCGCCGCCACCTGAACCTGTATTTGCTATTGCGGAAAACCCATTTCCATTAGCACTTGATGAATATATGCCGCCATTTCCTGCGCCTGCTCCACCCCCAAGACCTCCAGTTACTGTTCCCGCTGGTGAAGCATTATTAGCTCCACCGCCGCCGCCACCAGCATATTGAATTTGTGCGCCACTAATGCTTGATGCAGTACCAACTCCACCGTTACCACAAGTAGACGCAGTTCCTGCTCCACCCGCTGAACCTGAACCTCCGCCACCACCAGAACCTTGATTTGTTCCTGTGCTACCTAATCCACCAGAAAATCCTTGGCCTAATATTCCTGCCCCAACAGTAGCACCATAACTACTCCCGCCACCAGAACCTCCAGCACCTGAAGTGTATGTATAGCCTTGTCCTGCGCCGCCACCGGTGGCAGTAATTACTCCAAAAACAGATGAACTACCTTGCGTTCCACTAAGTGCGGTTGTTTGAGAACTACTACCAGTACCCCCTGCACCGCCCGCACCAACGGTAACGGTAATGGATGATCCTGTAGTTATGGAATATCCGGTTGCAGTAAGTAACCCACCCGCGCCGCCACCGCCACCCGGTGTATATTGAAAAGCGCCCGCGCCTCCACCCCCGCCAGCCACGACAAGGTATTCCACCGTTGTGACAGGGTAGTTAAGGCCGTTATAGGTGGCAGATAAAACGCCACCAGTCCATTTAAGAGACATGATTGCCTCCGATTAGGTGATGGCTTCAAATGTGGCTGTGTAGTTCAATGCGCTGGCTGTTCCAGAGATCACGCCTACAGACTGGTTTTCAGTCACATAAAACGATGATGTCTTGTCAGTCACAATCAATGATGCACCAGCAGGAACACTGACTTGATAAGCAATGTAGTACGGTGTGCCGCTTCCGTATGTTGCATTGTTTGAAATAGCTACAGTTGCTGTTGCCGCCGATGATGTCACATTGGACACCACGATGCTGGTAACACGATTTACTGTACCCACCGCAGGCGTCAAACCTGTCAGTGATGAAGTGCCGTTGTTTGTCCATGCAACTGATACAGAAGTAGAGGCGGGAATTACGTATGCTGAGTTACCGTAAATACTCGTGACATTGACAATGTTTGGGTTAGCCATGTTTGCTCCTTAGAATCCGAAGATCATCGCCATCGCGATGGATTTACCTGTGGTTGTTAAAGTACCACTGGTGGGAAAGGTGACGTTAGTTGTACCTGTCAGCGTTCGTGTGTAAGCAAAGTTGCCAGAGCCTGTCACCGTCATTGCCGCATTATTGGATACCCCTGTGCCGCCGTTAGCAGGGGCTAACGTGCCAGCAACAGTAACCGCGCCAGATGTAGCGGTTGAAGGTGTTAAACCCGTAGTGCCAAATGTAATTGTTGTAACAGGGGCAGTAACTGCATTGCTTGCAAGAAGCTTAACAACTCCTGAACTGTTTTTAAAATACAGTTTTTCATCCAAAGTGTTAAGCGCAAGTTCTCCTGCAACCAAATTTGCCGCCAATGGAACAGTTGATGCAGTTGTGCTGTAATACAGCGAAATTGGTGTAAAGTTTGTAGCCGCCATTAGAATGTTCCTCCGAAGATACCAGTTGTTGCAGTCACTGTCGTTGCGGCTACAGTAGTAAACGCGCCCGTGTTTGTTGTTGTAGCACCAACAGTTCCGTTAATGTTAATCGATGCTGTGCCTGTTAGGTTTGTAACCGTTCCACTGCTTGGTGTACCTAATGCACCACCATTCACTACAAATGCCCCTGACGAGCCTGTATTGACCCCTAGAGCCGTTACAACGCCTGTTCCAGTAGTCGTAGTGCTTGGAGCAACTCCAGCGCCTCCACCAACCATTAAAGCGTTTGCCGCCAATAATGCAGAAGATGCTAGAGTCCCCGTTGCCGTATAAGCAAGTATTCCGCCGCTAGTTCCAGCCGTAAGACCTGTTCCGCCATTGGCAACTGCTAAAGTTCCAGCCAAAGTTACCGCACCAGAAGTTGCGGTTGAGGGCGTCAGACCCGTAGTTCCTGCGCTAAATGTGGTTACACCACTTGCTGGCGCGGCAACCCATGATGCCGTTGTTCCATTGGATGTCAGCAAATATCCGTTAGCGCCAATAGCCAAACGTGTTGCACTATTGGTTCCGTTACCAATAATTAAATCACCTGTAGTCGTAACAGGAGACAGCGCATTGAACGCCGCAGAAGCTGTTGTCTGACCTGTACCGCCATTAAGAATTGGTAACGTACCTGTTACGCCCGACGTTAGGGGAAGACCAGTGGCACTTGTTAAAATAGCCGCAGAAGGTGTTCCTAAATTAGGAGTTACTAGTGTAGGGCTGGTAGCTAAAACATTATTACCAGAGCCTGTATTTGTAACACTTACAATCTGTTTGCTTGCATTGAGAGCCAACGCAGTTGAGGCTGTCAAACCAGACAGTGTAGTAGTTGATGAGGCAGTTAGCGTGGTAAACGCGGCATCAGAAGATGTCAGCGTCGTACCGTTGAATGTCAATGCTGACCCCATTATCAATTGATTTGATAAGTTCTGATAAGCAACGCCGTAAGAAGTCCCATTCAGCGCGTACAACTCAGTGATGTCGCTGTTGGTTCCAGACTTGGCGGCGACTAGGTTCGTTCTTGCGTCAGTAGCGTTAGTCGCTCCTGTGCCACCATTGGTGACAGCCAGCGTTCCCGCTACTGTCACCGCACCTGTAGTCGCCGTTGCTGGAGTCAGCCCAGTAGAGCCAAAAGTAATTGAGCTTACACCAGAGCCTGCACCTGAGAACTGCGCCCATGTGATTGCAGTAACGCCAATCGTGCCGCCAGCATTGGATGTGCAAACCCAACCCGTATCAGCTAACGTGGTGCCTGTTTCTACGAAGACATAAGCCCCCGGCACCTGCGCCCAAGTGTTCATGTCCGTAGTTCTCGTCCACGCACCTGCCGCACAAAGGTAAAGCCCATTGTCAGCCGAGGCAGTCTGGTTCTTTACCAGCACGCGGTCACCCGCAATTAGCACTATACCATCAATTGTTTGGGTGCCGCTCAAAGTGATGTTTGCCGTTGTGCCAGCTACTACTGAGGCTTTTGTGTCTAGCCCCTGCGCTACGGTGTCTACATAACTCTTGTTAGCTATGTCGGTTGAACCTGAAGGGGTCGTTGAAATCGTGCCTGTAGTCAGCGTTACAGCGTTGATTGTTGTGTTTGTCGCGCTTGTAATCTGCCCCTGTGCATTTACAGCAATGACAGGAACGACTAAGACGATCCATAGGTTCCTGCGGTAACTCCAGTCACATCAATGCTGATTGTTCCAGTTGAGGTGATTGGGCCTCCCGTCAGTCCCGTACCCGTAGCAACAGAAGTAACACCAGATCCAGAGGCAAACGCAGTCCAAGCACCGTTGTATCCCTCAAACAAGCCTGTTGTTGAGTTGTAACGAATGTTTCCTAACGTAGATGATCCGCGTTGACCTGTTGTTCCTGCGGGGATGACCATGCCACCAGAGCCGGGAACCGTTGGGTTGCTCGCAATTCCAATAACTGGTGAATTAACAAAGTTACCATCCGTTACGTCAATTTGGCTTGTCGTTCCAAGAATTGTTCTAGTCGAAACCGTAGTTGGGCTAGTCAGCGCCAAGGCACCCGTACCTGTTGCTCCTGCAACAGCTAAAGCAACCCCAGTCAGTGCAAAGGCTGGCGCACCAGCAACTCCGTCCCCATTGGTAACAGACAATCCAGTCGTAGACGAGGTCATTGTCCTTGCCACAACAGCGTTGCTTGCGGTCTTGGCAATCATGCCGTTGGAAGCCGCTTCTAGGCTCCCAGAGGCGGCGTTTAGGGTAATCTGAAGGGTAGACTGCGCACCACCATCAACAAGCCCTATACCCGTCCCATTGGACAAGGCACGACTGTTAGCTAGGGTTGGCTCTTGGTTCTTTGTAATGAACGTCTGAGTCTGAACGGGAGATCCCGCAAGCGCGGCAGTTGTTGTCTGTACGGTCTGACCATTCTGAACGATAGGAACAGCTTCTGTACCAGTAATCGTACCAGCGGCAGGTAATTGTGTGATCGTTACTTGTGCGGACATGTTATGGGCTCAGTTGGTCTAGGTTACCGTTGTTAGCAGGGATCTGAGTATTACCTTCTGTCGAAATGATGAAGCTACCACCAGTGATACCATTTTGAGTAGTCACAATATTGTTGTCATTGGCGGCAACGCTCACGTCAGGACGTGGGAATCTGATCGTTATTCTCTCAGTTTTACGGGCTGGAAGTCTATAGGGATCTTTCTCATCAGCACAATTTTGTCCACAGACTTGCAAACCGGGGAAGTTCGGGTCAGGTCTCATCTCGTCATGGGCACGCTTCATCCTGCACCTATCGCAAATTGCAATAGAAAGAGTAGCGTTTCCACGAGTATCGAGAAAGGTTGGCATTATCTTGTATACACAGAAATATTAGGGGCAAAATAGATAGGAGACTTGTCTCTCTCTTCTTGTTCCACTTGATTCAAATACTTCTCGGCTTGACCTTCAAGATACTGGATGCGCGCAAGATCGACACCGGGCAACTCCAGAGCCATCCTGTGCGACAGCATCATCAGCGTCGCCTCATACCACCGAGTTGGGATGTAAAGCTCGTTTGTCAGTGAACCCACGTCCATGATCTGTTTGCTGTACCACACAGTTATCTGCACGAAAGGATCGCTAGGGACAGGCCATAAATACAGCGAGGGCAGAGGAATGGTGCGATCAAACCAAAATTGGAAAGGTTGGTTTGATGTGAAGTTCTTGTTTGGCAGGTTTGTGTAGTCATCGCGGTTCAAGCGAGACATGGTGATCTCAGTGGAGTTGTTTCCAACGTAAAACTCGCGCAAAGCCAGCGTTGAACCACCAGAGATGCGCACGCGGTAGTACTGGACGGCTTGACCGGGGTTTATATCCGTCCATATCCACTGGTTATCCGTTACCGCTACAGCGCCAAGGCTTTCTAAAGTCGTCCAAGTGCTATTGTTTGTTGAGTACTCAAGCGTCAGCGTCCAAGTTGCGCTTCCGCCCCCTGCTATGTACGGCAGGATACCAATTGAGCCAGCATAAATCTCTTGGTTTGTTCCAAAATTGGCTGAAATGTTGCCGTTTGCGCTGGTCTGTTGGCAGAACGTGTCTACGTCGTTGTCACCCACGTTGCCAACCGTACCACCCGCGGAGGATGAGTAGCTTGCGCTAGGGCGGCTCATGGTGCGATAGAGCACGTTTAGAGCGTCGTTTGCACCTGCGGGTAGGGTGTACACATAATTGTTTGCAGAGACGCCTATGACGGTCTTATCAATTGCAAAATACTGGATCCCAATGTTGATCAGGTTTTGAAGAAGAAAACTTAAAGACTGACGAGCGGACACAAGTTGCTCAGAGGTCAACTCTTCGGCTAATTTGCCTGCACGTCTCGCACCATGATCGATCAAGGTTTGGACGTTAACTGTCTGACCGAATGTATCCGAGTACGCCATTGTGTTTCCTACCAGTTAGGGCAGTTCCAGCGTTGCATCGAAGCCCTCGCTCTACTGCCCTTCTCACTCTTTTCTGCTACAGGTGCCATTCTCGCGCAAAATGCATCTCTGCGGGAGCCCCCTTGGGGTTGCGGAGCCTTTAAATTTGAACCAGTCTCGCGGTTGTACTTAGCGCGACCTTTGGCTGTAAGTCCAGCACCTTGCTTGGCAGGGAGCTTCTCACCGCGACCGATTGCAAGACTTACGTTCTTTTTGCTCATTTTACTTTGGCTGTTCTGGCGGATTGCTTGAAGGCTTGAGCAGTTGGCGCACCTTTGCTACCCACTCGACGCATCTTTTCCCCAGAGCCTTCAGAGATTCTTTTACGTTTTGCATTGATATTTTCATACAAGCCGCCGCCTTTCATTTTTTTTTCTTCATCAGCCTTGGCAAACTCTTTGCCAACCTTTTGAGGAATGCCAACTTTTTTGGCAAACGCAGGATTATGTGCGACCGCCGACATCAAATTGTGTTGAGCAGATGATTTGCTTGGCATGATTAACTGTAACCCTTGACCATCTCAAGAATGCACCAATAAGTGTCACCCGCAGAGGCGTCAGCCGTGCTAAACACAATGTTGCCATTCACACCAGTGCCGCCGTTGTTGGTAATACCGCCAAAGCCTGTCATATCTAGCGTCTGCGTGGCAGTGGGCGAGGACAGAAAGAACGGCACATCTGTTGAGGCGTCCCAATACATTCTAACTTCCATGCCATGGCACGAAATGTAGATCTTGTTTACCGTTACCCTAGTACAAGCTAGACCCGATGCGCTTGGCGTAAGCAGGGAAACATTGACTTTTGTAACAGCAGACTCACCAGTGCCGTCACTGATGTTTGTAAATTTCATGATGACCGAACGCTCACCATCAATGAGCGTTTGGCTCGTAACTGAATCAGCCATATTTCTCTCCAATTAAAAGCAGGAGCCGAAGCCCCCACTTAAGTTTAGCAATTTACTGCACCACCACGTTTTCTAGCAGGGGTAACAGTCACGGACTTTTCAGTCTTGGTGACAGAGCCAGAAGGCTTATCCTTGCTAGTAAACAGGCTCTTAGCACCTTCCATCAGCTTGCTGGGGATGCTACGGATGGTTTTAGCCATGTCCATATCACTCTCAGAGGGGCCGATGGATTTGTCGTAAGCACCTTTTGACAGGTCAGTTGTTGCCGCTCCGCCAGATTGATACTTCTCGTTGCTCTGGGCTTTCGCTTGCTTCATCGCAGTAGCATTCTCACCCTTGTAGGCAGATTGCTCTTTCTTTTGGGCTGGCGTTACACTGCCACCTGTTTTAAAGGTGCCAGATATACGGTTAGTGCTGACAGGAGCGGATGGCTTTTTATCGCCTTGGGACATCGCGACGGGTTTGCCTGTATCAACAGTTCCCCCCGTCGCGTAGGCTTTTTTTGTGGCACCACCTTTTTTGTAACCACCAGCATTACTCATTGCAACGCCGCCAGTGGCATAACCACCTTGACCGTTTACAACACCACCAGTAGCCATGGCTTTGCCGCCGTGCTTCATTTTGCCCTTGCCATCCGCCGCAAAGTCAGGAACCATCTTCCCGCCTTTTTCAACCATAGCCATGCCGCCGTCTTTGTAACCGCCAGCGTTGCCCTTGGCAACACCACCAGTAGCTAGACCTTTATGACCTTTGCTTGCAGGCTTACCTTCGTGAGACTTCAGCTCTTTTTCAAGACCCTTTATCTTTGACATCTCAGCTTTGTGCGTAGATTTGGACTCGCCACCTTCTTTCATTCCGCCCCGCATACCCTTCATGCCTAACATAGCCGCACGACGTGCCGCCATAGTAGGACGCTTAGGGGTGGCAACGGGCATCATGCCACCGCGAGAAGGCATTGAAGACGCCATAGAAGCATCCATGGGCGCACCCATCATGCCGCCCATAGCTTTTTTAACGGATCCACCTTTTTTGAGCTTCAATATTACTGAAGGCTCAGTGGTCTCCATCTTTACCATTGGTTTAAATTGTCCCATGTTGCTCTCCTTATGCTTGTGTGACGCCAAGCGCGCCAACACGAGTTGCATTCGGGCCTGCCGCAATCGCTGGCAGGGCTATTCCCATCACAAGGCGCTTGATACCGTCTGCCGCCGAGGAAGGAGTGTACGTTCCGCGCACATCTCCAGTTGTGGTGGTTGCTGTAGCAGTAGCGGCAACAGTTAAAGTGCCAGCATCTTCAGCCAAGGTATTGTCCCAGCCAGCGCGGGTGACGTAGCCCCGATCAGTGATGCGCAACGGTGCACCCAAGATGTCGGTTGTTCCAACCGCGACGGTTACGACGCTTCCACCGGAAGCAGTAACGCTAGAAATTTGGTAGAAGGCCTTCTTACCATTGACAGTAGTAGACGCCACTGTTCCTGTTGCAATCACTTCGCTCATGGCTTGACCGTAGTAGTCGTAACCAGAAACAGTAATGTTGACAGAAGTTGGAGTACCAGCACCAGTGGTTGTAGAAACCGCACGAGGGCAGTCAAGTTGCAAGACTGTTGCGCCGCTTGTATTCGTAACGGATGTAACACCAGCACCTGCGGCAAGCGTGAGCGTGGTAGCAGTTGTGATGACAGCGGCAACGATGTTGGTCGTTAATTTAGCCTGTGGTACAGCGTCCCAAACGTATAGGCGACCGAGAGGGCCAACCCCGACGTTCATTGGGGATGGGTTTTGCAACAAAGCATTACCAGAACCAATAATTGTGGCGCTTGCTACAGTTTGTGAGG